GCATCTTAAAAGGTAAAACTAAAAGTCTCCAGCCAGTTGGCTGAGGTAACTTTGAAGTTTCTTTCGTTTTTAAACGTTCGTATCCATCAACTTCTTTTTGATGTTGTTCTTTATTTTCTTTTTCGTACTTTTCTTCCAAAGCGTTTTTATGCTTTGGGACTTCTGTCTTTTCCAATGTCGACGACTTTACCGTCTCTGTCTTTTCCATTCGTAGCTCCTTTGTTTAGCAGGTTGGATATTTCCCCTGAAATGTATTGGTAGGCGTGTGCCTGTCCTAACATGTACTTGTATTTTTCCATATTGTCAACACCACCACTCACCATTGCATTTGCAATTTGTTGGTAGTTTTCTTTTAATTGTTTTTGTATTTTAGTTATTAAGTTTATTTCATCCATTTACTTTTTTACCTTTGTTTACACCTTTCTTAATTATATAGTCTTGAGTTCCATTTGCACCTGTCTCAACTTCTTTACGAAGATTTTTAAACAGATTTTTTTGTTTTTCTTCTTTTTCTTTTTTTAATGAATAAGCTTCTAATATTTTTGTATCTCTCATTGCACCAATTATCTATATAATCTGTAATATTGTCAATAGTCTCACAAAATTTATATATAAACTTATCTAACATTTCCATCTTCTTCTAGCCTGACGTAGTCTAGAATTAGGGTCTTTAGCAGCTTTAGGAAACTGTTTCATTTGACCAGCACTTCTTGCACAGTAGGACTTTCTACGTTTTGCAGCAGCTGAACCTTTTTTAACTTTTCCAGTTACTGCTGTTTTTAATTTTGATCCAGGGTTAGCCGCTCTATAAGCTTTAACACCTGCTTCTGTCATTCCTGCACCTTTATCAGTTGCACGAAAATTCTTTTTATTTCTTTTAGGCATTACATCACCACCTCTTTTAAAACCAGTGAGCATCTTGCCGTAATATTTTTTATAACTTTGATTTTCTCCAGGACCACCTTTTATAAAACTACCATCATATTTTGTGTTGGGCATTTTCATATTATTCCTCCAATTGCTTTTCTATCTCTTTTAGAAAAAGTTGCAACGTTAGTTGGTTTAGGTCCAGTGTTAGATACTGCTCGTTTTCGTTTGACAGCACTCGCCTTTTGTCCTTTTGACATCCGTGTGGCTTTTGCAAGTGGGACGCATTTTGGATATTTCCTCTTTGAGCCTTTGCTTCTCCCGCAAGGTTGATACTTCCCGTTTTTCTTCGGGGCTCCAATGTCTACCCATTTGTCGTCCAACCATTTTTTTAATCCACTCATGAATTCTTTCCATAAGCGTTTCCTTTACCTTTGGTTGCTACTTTACAAATACCTCCGCCGGCTTTTTTGGTTCGACCTACTTTGCCTTTACAGTATTTGCTTGCCCAGATATTTGCGTATGCACTTGGGTACACATCAAATTTTTTCTTAGCAGCAGCTTTACCTGCAGGACAAAGTTTAGCCATTATTTCGCTCGCATTCCTTTTTTGTAACCCATTCGTTTTGCAACAGCTGGAGCTACCTTTTTAAGTTTTCTTATGCCTTTGCCTTTTTTACCGGCAGGTATTTTTTTCTTAGCCATGATTAACCTTTTTTAATTTCCTTAACTATTCTTTTTTTTTCAGCTTTAAGATTTTTCTTACCTTTTTTAGTGAAAGCTTTTTCTGAATCTACTCTTCCAAGTTCTTCAAGTCTATTCATACGTTTAGTATTTTTTTTAACCTTGCCACCTTTTTTATACATAGCTCCACCCTTCATACCCATATCGTCTTTGTAGTATCCTGAAGCCATATCTTTTCTAGCAGTAGACATTCCACCACCCATTTTCATTGCTCTTCCACCTACTTTCATAGGAGTTCTAGAGTTAGTTGTTTGTTTATTAAATCTTCTGTTTGCCATTATTTTTTTCCTCCGTTTTTAAAGATTTGTGTTCCCTTAATTCCAAAAATACTTCCCACGACAAGGATCCAAAGGGTACTGAACCAAGTCGGAAGTGCCGCGAAATGCTCGAAAAAAGTTTTCACTTTATCGAGAGCGCCAGGATCATCCGAGAAGACTCCCCAAGCGAGCACAATTATAGGGGCAGACAATATTACGAGGACAAATTCGTCCTTATAATCGTTTTGACGTGCCTCTAACAACTTGCCTTGGTAAGCTTCCTCACCACGAGCTTGTCGTTCAGCGTGCAATAGCTGTGCATCCGACATTGCGACTTTTGCCTTCTGCTTGTTAGCATAAATTTTACTACCAGCAGAGACGGCTAATTTAATTGCCGATAACCACATGTTAGTACCAAGTTGCTTTTTTACTTTTAGATTTTAACATTCTTCTAGTTCCTCTAACCTCAACTTGATCTCCAATACCAATTTTATTAGTAGGTGAGTCTTGGTTTGTAAGGATAGTAGATCTTGGATCTGTTTCTGTTCTAACTTCTGAAGTTGTAATCTCTACACCACCAGTTGCATTAGAGGAATCAACAGTTCCTTTACTACCATAAGAAAGTTTATTTTTTAAATCTGCCATAATTTTCTCCTTAAGCTGTTATAGTTATTTTTTCTTAAAATTTCTACCAAAATCGTTAATTTTACTTTGGTTAGCCATTTCTTGTTTAGCAAGGGAAGTTGCAGCACGTAATTCTGCAAGCTCTTCGTTCTGTTCAAGCTTTTCATCCTTGTTTTGTTGATTCATCATAGCCTTCATTCGGTCAAGATTAATTTTTTCTTGCGCTTGCTCTGCTTTTGTAAAGTCATCTTGTGCTCTGATGTCCAATTCTCTTGCTTTTAACTTAGCAATTGGGTCATTTCCATATTCACCCATCATTTGTTGTTCTTCTTTAGCAAAATCTTCAAACATTTCTGCAATTAAAACTGCTTTTCTAGATTCTATTTGCATATTTAACGTCATCATCTGCTGTTGCATCTGTGGATCTTGCGCTAAAGCAGGATTTGCTTGCATTTGTTGCTGCATTTGTTGAATCATTAGGATTTGATCTTTAAATTCTATTTCAACTTGCTCTAATGCCATCAAACTTATGTGTTCAAAAATATTTTTTTGCATTGAAGCAGTTACCATTGGGTTTCCTCTAGCCATCGATGAGGTCATAAAACTTAAATGGGCTGTTATATGAGCTCTATGGTCTTGTCCTTTAAACGCCTGGAACGGTTGTCCACCTAAAGCTTGAATAGCTTCAATACTAGGATCCATTGGCATTGGTTTTGGAACAGGTTTTAAAACCATATCAATATTTTTTACACCTAAAGCTTCATACATAGCACGATACGCATTATACAAGTTATGCATTTGCGGATTTGATTGTGCTAATTGTAATTCAGCTTGAGCGATTGATATTCTTTGTGTTTGAGAAAATATATTTGGATCAGCTACAGGTAAAATATCTACACGATCATCAAAGTCTTGTTGTTTAATCATTCTTTGACCACCTACTACATCATAAGGATATTCCTGTGGTAGATATAGTTTAAATACTCGAGCAAGCATTTTGAACTCATTCTTAAGACTCACATAAATTCTTTTGTGAATCGCAGACATAGTTCTGCTTCCTCGTTCCAACAAAGCTACTGTCGTTCCCACTGCTGCTTGTTGATTCCCGTCACCTACTTGAAGGTCAGCGATCGAGGCAAATCTTTGCCCGGCTGAAACAACGACACCCATAAGCTGTAACAAAGTTTGTGAAGGCTCTTTAAACGGTAATGCCATAAATGCATCTTTAATATTTCCGCCGGGAGCATCCACATCTCTAAATTCACCTGGAGTAATTGATTGCGCGTCATCACGTATTCTGATGCCGCGCATTTTAAATCCTGCTGGTAAATTGGAGAGGGTACCAGCATCTAGTAAAGATCTTAAAGCTGCAGTTGCAGTTCTTGATAATCCACCAATCATGTGAATTAAACCAAAACCATAAAAACCTAAACCAGGTAAAAATTTAAAATGTACAAAGTAAGAAATTTTCTTTTTTAATGGATCGTTAATTTCATAATTTCTTCTAATAGATAAAACTTCACGTGAACCTTCTTCAAGAGTTACAATGTAAGGTAATTTAATTCCAGTAGGTTGACCATCTTGTCCTCGGTCCTCGAACCCTTCTAAATCTAGATCGACATGAAATTCTAAAATATTGTAAACGTCTTCATCTTTAGTTTTTTGTACACCTTCAAGCTCTCTTTCTTTTCTCTCTAAATCAGATTCAATATCTGCAGGAGCTCCAAGATCCACATCTCTGTAGAAACCATTCACTTGTTGTTTTCTTAAATCATTCTCTTTGGTTTTGATCACATGGATCACGGCCGTCGCATCTTCTAAAGATGTTGCAGAATAAGGTACAACCAAATCTTCTGCAGGTACAAATTTAGAAACTGCTCTGCCTAAAAGATCGTCATAGTAAACTTTCTTAAAGGCAGATCCAGCAAGAGGTAGGTAAAATAACAACTGATCGAATTCAGGTTCGTATTCCTTCATCTGATCCATCAACTGCCAATTCATAAAATCTTTTACTCTAGTTGATTGCATTTCTTTTTCAGGAGTAGGTGCTCCCATAATTTGAGTTCTAATAGGTCCATCAGCTGGCAATAATTCTTTGTAAGCTAACGCTTGAAATTGTGTGACTGCTTCAGCTAAAACTGGGTGAGTTGCACCTGCAGCTCCAGCGAACGGTTCTGTTTTATCTTCGTATTTAAATCCTAAAAGATCTAATCCCGTTATGTAAGTGTGTTCCCATTCTTTACGGGACTCTTTGTAGTCCATGTAGTTTTGATTTAATTCTGAACCTAGAGGACCTAATATTTCCTCTGGTAATAACTCGGCTAAATTGTCAAAGTGGTTTTCACTTTGTGCTTGGTTAAATGCTCCAGGTTCAAAATCAATCTCTACACCGCCATCTTCAGTGGGAGTAATTTCTGCGTCACCAGGGTTTGGTAATGATTCGTTAATTTCTTCTTGAACCTCAACTTGCTCTTCGGGCCCTGCTATTTCAACCGTTTTTTTTACTTCGGTTAATGCTTTGTCTATGTCTGCCATTTATTTTCTCCAATTTATCTTGTTTATATGCTTTTGATTCATTAATCAAGCCTTGTGGGTTAGGCCCACTAAGGGGAGGTATTTGATCCCTTTTCAC